AATGAAGAAGCAGAATTATTAGAGCGTTTAAAGAAACCTATCAAGTTAGGACAACTTAGCGAGCATGATCAATTCAGAGTTCAAGGCCTGATTCGCAAAAGTCTGGTAACTAAGATAGGAGATATTAATCCTACAATAGTTGCCAATGAAAAACCAAACAAATAAAAAACCCAAAGCTAAAGTAATCAAAGAGCTAGCCACGCAATTTGAAGAAGACTTTAAAAAAACGTTACCTATAAACATCTTGCCTAATGGCAATATAATTTATAAACAATACACAATTAAAACTAATCAACAAGGCGATTGGATAATAACCAAGCCTAGTGTGATAGATCCAATAGGTAGTTTTTATCTCAAGACCAGCGCCCTGATGGCGGCTAAAGCCTACGATCGAAACGACCTAAACAAGATGTTTGAAATCAAACAGATAGACACAGAATACAGAAACAATCATACAGCCAGCTTGATTTTTGCTAATAATATTAAAAAAGCCAAGGATTTTGGCCGATACGTAGTATTGTTAAACAAGCTAGAATACAGCCAAGAACGCACTGAGCATTTTAAGGAAAAGATTTCCAAGATGTTTAAGTGGAGTTTTGTATAAATACATCATAGAAGCTTAGGATACCACCATGCAATTAAGAGAATTATCAAAGCCAATTACAGCTAACAGACTTAATGAAAGTCTAGCACAAAAGTTTGGCTATAAATTAAACTTAGAACAGTTCAGTGATGTACAGTTAGAAGATGCACGTAACAAGTTACGTACCAAGTTAAGTCAGTTTGAAGTTAGCGAAAGTTTTGAAAGTATGCAAAAAAGCACAGCTTATCAAAAGACTCGTTTAATGTTAGATTGTATCAATCAAGCTATCCTAGAACGTGAGATGAACGAAGGTGCAAAACCAGACTACATCGATCTAGACAAAGACGGCAATAAGAAAGAGTCAATGAAGAAAGCCGCTAAAGACAAGAAAAAGGATAAGGCCGTGGAAGAAAATTACGTAAACAAAACATTCCGTCAAAGAGCACAAGCACTTTCAGTTCCTAACAGCTGGATTGAAAATGCATTAAACAGAGTTGAATTAGGCGAAAGCGATCGCGTAGAATTAAAGGCAGAATTACTTACACGTTATGACCTAAGCGAATCACAAGCTAGCTATGTATTGCTAGAAGGCGAAGAAGAAAAAGCTGAGAACATCATGGCTAGTAAAGATATGGTTGACCAAATCACTGGTTGGCTAGAAGATACAGCACAGTTGAAAGCAGAACAGCTTTTAGAATTAGTAGACTCTATAAGAGAAACACAAGGTAGTGACGTTGCGCAACAATACAATGATGCAGTTAAAGGCGCATTAGAATCATTATACTCAGCATTAGAACAAAGTCGTATGGGCTTATCAAAAGGCCTAGCATTATTATCAGGCGGTGAAGTAGACACTATGGGTTCAGCTCCAGCAGGCGCCATGGGTGGTGCTCCTGACATGGGTGGTGCTCCAAGTCCAGACTTAGGTGCAGAAGCTCCAGAAGCTGGCGGTGCTCCAATGGGTGCAGAAGCTCCAGAAGGCATTACAGGCCGTGAAAAACGTGAAAGCATTGATTATAGCCGTAAGTTAGGCATGATTTTAGCTCAGTCAAAAAAAAAGTAAATGAAACAGCAGATCCCTTAGTTATGACACTAAGGCATCTGCAATCTTCCGCAAACAATCCTGATCATCCAGTTGCATCAGTCATCCGTTGGGAAGACTTGAATAATATATTGGATCGACGTTTTGGTGCACCAGCGCTAGACTACAAAGGGTTTAATGATATCTATGAAAAAGATCCAATGATCAAATCGTTAGTACAACGATTTGATGGACAAGGACTTGTGGTTAAAACTAATAAGCATGAGCCAACTCCAGGCGTGGGTGAACCAGTACATAAGAAAAGTATGAAAGCCAGCGCCGCAATGAGTGCCACAAAACGAACAGATAAGGCTTGACACATAAGGTAAGTAAGCGTATACTTACCTTATGACTTTACTCAAAGAAAGATATAACTACACGCCTATTAATAGAGAAAGTGTAGAAGGTAAGCGTCTTTACGCTACTCCAGATGGATCCAAAGTTCCTAGTGTTACTACAATACTAGACAAAACAAAATCACAAGAAAAAATTGACGCCTTGATGGCATGGAAACGTCGTGTTGGCGAAACTAAGGCACAGGAAATAGTAACCGAAGCCGCAGGACGTGGAACACGTATGCACAAGTTCCTTGAAGACTATGTCAAACAAGGCGTAATTAATGCTCCGGGTACTAACCCTTACAGCAAACAAAGTCATGCAATGGCTAAAATTGTAATAGAGCATGGTCTTAAAAATGTTAATGAAATATGGGGTGTAGAAGTTCCCTTGTATTTTCCGGGACTATATGCAGGAACTACAGACGGATGTGGTTTGCATTTAAACGAAGAAGCCATATTAGATTACAAACAAACTAACAAGCCTAAGAAACAAGAGTGGATCGAGGATTATTATCTACAGCTAACAGCTTATGCACTTGCTCATAATGAAGTGCATGGAACTAATATACGCAAAGGTGTAGTTTTAATGTGTGTTAGCCCTAAATTAGACGAAAATCTAATAATGATAGAACAGCCAGTTTATCAAGAGTTTATATTAAAACCCGAAGACTTTGACTACTGGGAAAAACGCTGGTGGGATAGGGTGGAACAATACTACAAACAGATGTGATAAATATCCTATATAGAGGATATTCACATGGCTGTAGTCCAAATAAGTCGCATACAAGTAAGACGCGGTAAAGCAAATGATGGTACAGGATTACCACAATTAGCTTCCGGAGAAATGGCATGGGCCATTGATACCCAACAGTTGTTCATAGGTAACGGATCTGTAGCAGAAGGATCGCCTGCTGTTGGAAATACACGCTTATTAACAGTAAATGATCTAAGCAGTTATAGCAATTTACTAGGTTTATTATCATACACTTACAAAGTTAACAACAACAGTATTATTACTGGTCCTAATGCTAACACACCAGTACAGCGTAGTTTTCAAACACGCTTAGATGATCAAGTTAATACTGCGGATTTTGGAGCATTGGGTAATGCGGTTAACGATGATACTTCAGCACTACAACGTGCTATTAATGAACTATTTTTAAATCCAGCACAGCCTAGTAACACTACTAATTCTAGTTATGCCAGCGGAACTCCTGCGGCTGTTCAAACTCGTGTTACATTGACTATTCCCCCAGGCATTTATTATACATCTAGCCCTATATACGTTCCAAGTTACAGTACAATCGTCGGATCAGGCGCTGACAAAACTATTATCTATTACAATGGTGTTAGTGCGTATGTAGGATCTACTGTAAACAGCAGTACAACAGTTACCCTACCTTCAGCAACAAATGACATGTTAGGTGCAAAGATATCTGGTACAGGTATTCCTGCTAATACTATAGTGCAATTGGTTACACCTGGACAGAATGTAACTATTAGCAATGCCGCAACAGCAACTGGCACAGGTATTACAATCACCATTGGCAAAGTTGGGCCAGCTATACAGTTTGTTAATGATTCTAGTACTCCTGGAAATCCAAGTCCCATTAGCAGTACATTGGCTACTACACAACCACGCAACATTGAAGTTAGGGGCTTAACAGTCCATAGTGTTAGTGGTGTTAATACTTGCTTACAATTAGACAGTGTGCGTGATAGTGTGTTTGCAGATCTAATTTTACAAGGTGATTGGCAAAACAGTTTAAGTTCAAACTGTAATGGTATCATTATGAATGCCACAGGTAGTCTGGTAACATGCGAACATAATATTTTTAAAAATATCAAATTCAAAAGTTTCAGTTACAGCATATTTTCCAAGTATGACATATTGAATAATATATTCGAAGATTGTTATTTTGATGATGCTTACCAGGCTGTTAGTATTGGTGTAGGATCTAACGGTGTTACAGACGGACAACTATATGGTCCTCGACAAACACAATTTGTAAATTGTAAGTTTAATAATATCAGACAACAGGCAGTTTATGTATCTAGAGGTTCAGGTAATACAACTATGAACTCTAAATTAAACAATGTTGGTTGTAATGGCGCAGGTAACACACAAGCAGTTTATCCACAAATTTATTTTGCAAGTTTTGGTAACAGCAGTGTTAATGATCAATCAGATAGAATTGGCAGTTTTTTAACCAGCAATACAACAACTCCTTATGTTCCAGAACTAAGCGGACATGGAATCTACAACAGCTTCGGAAGCCAGCAACTTACTATCGGCTATGCTAACAGCAGTATGTTCTTGTTTAGACTTCCAGTTAGCACAGATCAAGCCGGCAACCCAAGTGGTTCTATTAACTATGTAATCAATTACTACTACATAAGTTCGATTAATAGTTTTAGTCGCAGAGGTTTGATGACCATCAGTGCAGATGTTACTGCGGCGCAGATTCAACTGAGCGATGAATACGACTTCGCTGGAGCTGACAGCACTAACACTAATGCTCAAAAATTAGACTTCTCAGTCAAATATTTAGATCAAGTTGGTAATGTATATACTGGAGCAGTAGGACAAACTCCATATTCAATAGCTGTGTATTACTCAAATACATTGGCTAGTGACGCAGGGTATTTCAATTTTACTTACACAGCTAATTTGTAATCAAACGAATAGACAACACAAATAAATGCGTATATAATTTATTTTGTTACTATGATAAAATATACCTAAGGTGGTGGCAAATCCCCTTCAAATCTAATTAAAATCAACGACTAAGGAATAGTTGTTGGTCGGTTTCGTCATCACTAAATACTTCCTAAACAATAACAACAAACACAGATAACCATAAGAAAGAGCAATGACCAAGATTACAGTAATTAAAAGAGACGGGAGTAGGGAGCCCTTAGCCGTTGAGAAATGGCAAGCCCAGGTAGCGAAAGTTTGTAAAGGTATTGCTGATGTCAGTCAAAGTATGATTGAGATCAAAAGTCAGCCACACTTCTATGATGGCATTACCACAAACGAAATAGATAATATTACTTTACGTGCTATTGTTGATTTGATTGATGTAGAGTCAAACCCAGATGTAGGACATACCAATTATCAATATGTAGCAGGCAAACAGCGCCTGAGCATTTTAAGAAAAGATGTTTACGGACAGTATCAAGTGCCAAGTCTTTATTCTATTGTAAAACGCAATGTATCGGTAGGACTATACACTCCAGAATTGTTAGAGTGGTACACCGAAGACGATTGGAATAAGATGGACTCTATGCTGGATCATGAAAAAGATGAACAGTATAGCTATGCGGCAATTGAACAGTTGATTGAAAAATATCTAGTACGCAATCGTGCCACAAAGGAAATTTATGAAACTCCCCAAATTAGATACATTATTGCCGCGGCTACAGTCTTCCACAAAGAAGAACCTAATTCAGCACGTATGCGATATATCAAAGAATATTATCAAGCCGCTAGTGATGGCTTGTTCACATTGGCTACACCAGTGTTGGCAGGGCTTGGAACACCTACTAAACAATTTAGTAGTTGCGTACTTATTCGCTCGGATGATGATTTGGACAGTATTTTCGCGTCAGGCGAAATGATGGCCAAGTATGCCAGTAAACGTGCGGGGATTGGACTGGAGATCGGTCGACTACGCCCATTGGGCTCCCCAATTCGCGGTGGCGAAATCATGCATACTGGTATGATACCATTCTTGAAAAAATGGTTCGGAGATTTACGCTCATGCAGTCAAGGAGGTATTCGTAATGCAAGTGCTACTGTATTTTATCCCATTTGGCATCATCAGTTTGATGACCTTATTGTTCTTAAAAACAACCAAGGCACAGAGGAAACTAGAGTTAGACACATGGACTACGGAGTTGTCCTTAGCAAGTTCTTTTGGCGCCGTTTCAAGAACAAAGAAAACATCACCTTCTTTGATCCGAATGAAGTACCCGACTTATATGAAGCCTTTTATCGTAACACAGAGCTATTTGAAGAACTGTATGTAAAATACGAAAAGCGTACAGACTTGCGTAAGAAAGTAATGACCGCTGAAGAAGTATTCAAAGGCGGCATTCTTAAAGAGCGTACAGATACTGGACGTATCTATCTAGTGTTTATTGACAACGTACAGAATCAAGGACCATTTGATCCCGAGTTCCACACAATTTATCAAAGTAACCTTTGCTGTGAAATACTATTACCTACAAAACCTTTTAAACGTCTTGATGACGCGGATGGTCGAATTGCTCTGTGTACTCTCGGTAGTATTAATTGGGGTGCTTTTAGAAATCCTGAAGACATGCGTCGTGCTTGTCGTATTCTTCAACGTAGCCTTTGTAATATTTTGGATTACCAGGACTTTTTATCTATTCAGTCTAAGTTAAGCAACGACGAAATCCAGCCACTTGGTATTGGTGTAACTAATCTAGCCTACTGGCATGCCAAACGCGGTATGAAGTATGGCGACAAAGATGCACTACAAGAAGTTAAAGCCTGGATGGAACATCAAGCATTTTATCTAACAGAAGCCACAGTAGAATTGGCTAAAGAACGCGGAGCGTGTACACATAGTGATAAGACACGTTATGGGCAAGGCATGTTTCCTTGGGAATTACGTGCCGATGGCTCTAATGAATTAGCGGACTTTACACCTGAACTTGACTGGGAAACACTACGCACTAATATGAAACAGTACGGAGTTCGTAATGCAACCTTAATGGCCATTGCACCAGTTGAAAGCAGTAGTGTTGTTATAAACAGCACTAATGGAATTGAAATGCCTATGAGCTTGATTAGCACAAAGGAAAGTAAAGCAGGATCGTTTACACAGGTTGTACCAGAGTATGCTAAACTTAAAAACAAGTATCAGTTAATGTGGGAACAAAAGGACTGTGACGGCTATTTGAAAACTGCCGCAGTTCTTGCCGCCTATATTGACCAAAGCATAAGTACAAACACATTTTACAATCCAGCACACTTTGCGGACCGTAAAGTACCAACTACATTGATTGCTAAGAATTTGATGCAAGCTCAAATGTGGGGATTAAAAACTTTCTACTACAGCCTAATCAACAAAGCTGGCAGTAAGAATGTTGAAGTAGAAGAAACAAAAGTAGATGGCGTCCAAGTTAATGGATTCCATTTTGAAGAACTAGAAGATGATTGCGAGGCATGTAAGTTATAATGCTAGAAACTATTTGTGATATATTAGTAGACGCATACAAGCGTAATTGGATTACCAGTCGTGATGGTAATGTCAGTATACGACATCACGACCGTAGTCATTTTTATATCACTCCTAGTGGTGTGCGTAAACAGACTTTGCAACCAGATCAATTTAAGAAAATTCAAATTGGTAAATGGGACACGGGCTTTGGTTCATATGGATATAACTGGCAAGAGCTAGAGTATACTGACATCAGTAAGAATTTAGAGCCTAGTGGAGAGATACCATTACATTTTGGTCTGCAAAAAGAAATGGGAGACCATAGTGGAGAAGTTCGTGTAGTTGTACATGTACATCCTACTTACTGTATTGCCGCAATGCATGCCGGAATTGATCTTAGTACTATTAGTTCAGCATTTCCAGAACTTAATCGTTATACCAAAGTAGCACCCAATGTACCTGATGTTCCTCCTATCAGTCAAGAACTAGCAGATCAATGTTTTGACAAGCTAGGATTAGATAATCAAGGTAACATTGCTTATGATATTGTAGGTATTAAAGGACACGGAGTCGTTGCTATTGATACTAGCCCATGGCGTGCCTATGAGCATATTGAAAGATTAGAACATATTTGCAAGATTGTACTTGCATCAGGAAAATATTAATGAGCCAAGAACAATATAACTTAAAAACTAAAACAGACTATTTAAATCGTAAGATGTTCTTGGATCCAGCAGGTCCAGTAACCATTCAACGATTTGAAGAGGTTAAATACAAGAAGATTGCAGATTTTGAAGCGACAGCCCGAGGCTTCTTCTGGCAACCTGAGGAAATTAGTCTTAGTAAAGACGCCAATGACTTTAAGGATGCAAGCGATGCGATTAAACATATTTTTACTTCGAATCTTCTCCGTCAAACAGCACTTGATAGTTTGCAAGGACGTGGGCCCAGCCAAATCTTTACACCTGTTGTCAGTTTGCCGGAACTCGAAGCGTTAGTTTATAACTGGACATTTTTTGAAACGAACATACACAGTCGTTCGTACAGCCACATCATACGTAATATCTATGGTGTGCCTAAAGAAGTGTTCAACACAATCCATGACACTGACGAAATTGTCAACATGGCATCAAGCATTGGCAAATATTATGATGACTTACATCAAATCAATTGCCGTAAAGAACTAGGTGAACAGATTGATGAAACAACTCATATCAAAACAATTTATCTAGCCTTACACGCCAGCTATGCACTAGAAGCGTTTCGCTTTATGGTATCGTTTGCAACTAGTTTAGCCATGGTTGAGAACAAAATCTTTATTGGTAACGGTAACATTATCAGTTTGATTTTACAAGATGAATTGCTACACAAAGGTTGGACTGCTTTCCTAATCAATCAAGTGGTTAAAGAAGACACACGCTTTGCCGCAATCAAAGAAGAATGTGAACAAGAAGTTTACGCATTGTACATGGATGTTATCCGTGAAGAAAAACAATGGGCAGACTATTTGTTTAAGAAAGGTCCTGTGATTGGATTGAACGCAAACATTCTAAAAGACTTTGTAGACTACACAGCAGTTGGCGCACTTAAAGATATTGGTATTAAATATCAACAGGCCGCACCTAAGTCTACTCCAATTCCTTGGTTCAACAAACACGTTGATACTAGTAAGAAACAAACAGCATTACAGGAGTCGGAGAGCACTAACTACGTAATAGGAGTTATGAGCGAAGGCATTGACTACGATGCCTTACCTGCGCTATAATAACAAAAAGGAACAAGAATGACAAGAGCGATAGTATGGAGTAAAAATCAATGTCCGTATTGCGACCAAGCGAAGAATCTTCTAAAAATGAAGAACATTGAATTTGAAGAACGCAACATTAACAAAGATTGGACAAGAGAACAACTATTAGAAGCTGTGCCCAATGCCAGAACTGTGCCACAGATTTTTTTAGATGATAAATTAATTGGCGGCTTTACAGAATTAAGAGCGCATTTTCAAAAGGTATAATATGTTAATTTCAAAAGGTATGGCAGTTGGCGAAGTAGTTACAATTAAAACTACAGCTGGTGAAGAGATTGTTGCTAAATTGGTAGAAGATGGCGTAATGGGTGTTACAGTGAGTAAACCTTTGTGCCTGACAGCGACTAAGGACGGAATCGGTCTAGTACCATTCTTGTTTACCACAGATCCAGATAAAGATGTTACTATTATGAAAAACAGTATAATGGTATTGGCACCTACTATCAAGGATGCCGCAGATCGTTATACAGAACAAACTACAGGCATTAAGTTAGTTTAAGCCTTATAAGTAGATAATTGGGTTAATAGATCTGCAGGTAAACTATATCTGCTAGCTTCTTTAATCCAAGCATCATACGCAAGTTTATACCATTCATAATATTGTTTTGCTGTAGTAGTTGCCGCTTGCATATTCACATAATCTGTAGAAGCGTTTACTGTTTCTCTATCCTTTTTATATTGAGCGGCAATAGCTTGTTCACCGTCAGTCCAGGTGGTTTTATCTGTTTTAGAAGTTGTAAGGGCAATATAGTTTGTTCTATTTGTGGCGGCATCTGCACCTAATATCTTTGTAAATTCATTCCCCATCCAATCACTCATAGCTTTTGTTTTTTGATCTTGTGTCACTGCATCTGGATCGGATATTCCAAATATTGCCCAGTATTGGTGATTATATTTTAATTGATCATTAGATAAACCTTTTAGTTCATACGACCAAATACGGTTTGCATCTTTGTCTGAAACAGCAGCCGGCGGGAGATCTGCAACATGGCTTGCAACAGTTCTACCTGTTGGCCGCACCGAATCCGATGACGTTGCTATAACCGATTTTTGTGGAGCTTCTTGTGCTTTGATAGCAGTGTAATTACTAATTTGATTTAAATTAAGATTGCTACTGGCAATGGATGACAATTGCGTTGGCATCGGTTTTGTCAATGATGACAGCATGGCATCTGCTTTGAGTGTACTCATTATACTAGATGTACCGGCAGATGCTGTTGATACTAAACTACTAAAACTACTGGATAAACTACTACCAATACTACTAACTGCACTTGATATGGCACTAACAGCACTTAACCCAGCTACATTTGATGGAACAGATGTGAACGCAGACATTTGACTATTATAAGTACCCTGTGCCGCAGTATAGGCCGCTTGTGGTCCTGAATTAAATGCTGATAACTGTGATGAATAACTTGGGTTGGGCAAAGTGACTCCACTAACTGTTACAGATGCCAGTGGAGGAGTAGGTGCAGTTGGAGCAACAGGTACTGTGGCATTAAATGCATTTACAGCACTAGCCACAGCGTGTGTGTCTGCAATAGGATCTCCAGTTAAACTAGCACCTAATGTGCTAGCATGAGAACTTACTGCCGACTGTACACTAGATGTTGCACTAGATAACAGACTTTGTGCATTTTTTAAAACACTAAGAGGAGCAGTGGCCGCGGCTAAATCGTCTGCTGACGGAGTAGTACCTGCGGCCTGCGCAGATTTATATGCTTGGGCTATTGCGGCATTAGATACAGCCATGTCAGTATGCATACTAGCCTGAGCTGAACTAATAGCAGAAGATATTGAACTGGTATCGACTCCAATAGCAGACAGTGCTCCAAGATGTGCTGATACATCGACATTAATTGAACCAGACTGTATACTGCTTAACATGCTAGAGTAAGATGGAAGAGCTCCATCGGCTGCTGAACCGGCTGCCGCCCTAGCAGTATCGGCCGCACTTGTTATGCTTCCCGGTATTACAAATGAACTTGATGCCGCTTTTGCCGCATCTGCTAAATTGGTAGCCGCACTGGCTTGTGCTTTTGCTAAATTGGCTATATCTGCTAGACCCATATTAACCTCCTGCCTCTGTATCACCGGATGCCGAAACAGACACATACGTATCACCGGCTCCGCCAACACCAATGTCATTTATTCTATGCACCGGTTTGTTCTCTGCAAATACTGTAGGCGATCCAGACAATGCAGTCGACGAATGTCCACAACTTTGTTTTCCAATAGTTCCAACAATCATTTGAGGTAAATTATTTGTAAAAACAGTTGTCGCGCCCGAAACATAAACGGTAGTATATGCGCCGTGTCCAGGAGTTGGACAAGTGCCAGTTCCGATGTCATTTAATCTAGAAAGGTTAGTCATACTCATATTTATACCAAAAATAATTGACATTTATTTTCTGCTAGTATATACTAGTGCTAAGTATTCGTACTTGCCTTAAAGGAGATTTAAATGGCTACAAACAAATATTCAGAATTCACCGCACTAGTAGAAGCAATGGAAGGTGACTTTGAAAAGTTCTATGATAAAGAAGTAGGTGCCGCAGGTACCCGTGTTCGCAAACACTTGCAAGAATTGGCAAAATTGTGCAAAGAAACACGAAATGATGTAACAGCAGTTAAGAACGCTCGAAAAGAGTCAAAATAAGTCAACTAAATA